AGGTCGCTTCAAGGGTCCCAAGTCTTATTAGTGAATGCTGCGTGGGATGGATTAAGTGCGTTGTTTGAATCAGTTGCGGCATTTATAATACTAGGAGAACGGTTTGACGACCCTTGGAAATATTTCGGCATATTCTTAATTATATTAGGATTATTCTTTTTGAAACTACCTCTAGTCAATACTCACAAATTTGTGTTTCCCAAATTTTTTATTTCATAAATTTAGAAATAACCCACGTTTCTTCTTATGTTTTCTAGTTTTTCCCTTTCTCTTGTTCAATACCTTACTTGTTTTATTAACCTTATTTGTTTTTACGTTGTCTGTAGGTCTATAACGCAAAAACCATTCTTCATATTCTGAACTATCCTTTTTATCCTTTAGTTCAGTATATTTTGCCGCCTTTTCTGCTCTCATTTCTTCTATTGTCTCTTGATGACCCATACAATTTAAACTAAAACGTTTTAATAATCCCTTTTGTGCCAATCTATTTTTCTCCTGAACCTCAAATAAATACTTTGCCATACATAACATACGGTCTTTATCATAGTATGGTCTGTCGGCATACAAAAATGCCAAATAAAAACTTAACATTGTATCAATTGTTGCTATTTTGACATCATATCCATCGACTCGTATTATATTATAACTATGACAAGCTAACGGCTCATAAATTAAAACCACTGTATCTACTCCCACTTTAATTTCATAATGTGGGGCAATAATTTCCCCAACAGGAGGTCTTTTAATTATTTTCACATTTTTAATTCCAGAATCTAACAGTCTCTCTTTTACTATTTGAGATGTTACCAATGGGTCTTCCGTTAATACATCAAAATCAGGTATTTTCTCTAATTTTTTACGTAAATTAGAAGGCATGTATTGCGAATATAAAGAGACAGTATACCCTCCAAAAAATACAACCCCTTGGTCTACCAATGTGTTTCTAATATTTTCATATATTTTCTCTGAAAAATTTGGATTATTCATTTGTCTTTGAAAATCTATATGAGCACATTGTTCACCATTTAACGGATGATGTTTGTTTAATAGGGTAAGTCGTTTCAAGACCTTTTCCCAACGACTAACGTCCCCCTGGGGCCTAGATAGTTCTAAATACATGGCCATTCGTAACAAATTTGGCGGAGAACATAAGATACCAGCAACACTAATCGCATCTTTTTTAATAGCATTGAATAGTTCCTTGGGCATAAATGTTATGTCAGCCACTGGTATGAAATTCACAAACACTTTATATGTCCCGTGATGTTGACCAGACTTTGCTTCAACTTCAACAAAACCGTCTTTTATGTATAAATCGACCAGCTCTTTTGCGTCCTGTAGCGCATTTGGTGAATAAAAATCCAGGTCTGGTATTTCAATATCTCTATTATAAAATTGGTCTTGTTTTGGCAACAAACGATTAATACTTTCGCCGCCGTATATAATCAACTTTTTGCTTCTGATAAAATTTTCCACAGTATTGATTATTTGTTTCACTTCAGGTGAGTTTGCTACTTGTTTCCCTTGTATCTCTTCCGCCTTGTCAACTGCTTGTCTCAATATAACAAGTTCACAGTCACTAAATTTCAACCCTTTACATATATCGTTTTTCTTCATACATATTACTAATATTTTATATAATTTTTGGCAGTAAAAATATATAAAATGTGTAGTTGTTTAGCACCAATTAATGTTATTCAAAAGAATATAAATATATAATTATATTCATATTTATGAGTGTAAGATTATTTTCATCTTTTATAAAAAAAACAAAAAACCCTTGTATAAATTGTGTTAATTATATTGAATATAAATATACCAATCCTTATGATGAAATTTATGAGACTCAACATAAATTAGGAAAATGTGCTATATTTGGTAAACAGCATTTGGTTACCGGACAAATCGAATACGATGACGCATTAGTATGTAGAAGTGATGATTTAAAATGTGGAAAAGAAGGAAGATATTTTAATACATACATAATCGATGTTAAGTAATAACAGAAGTTAGTCTAAATATATATTTGCTGTATTCGTAATGTTAAATTATTAAATATCAAAAACTAATCCAGCAACTGTCTTTATCTGTTTTGTTTCATAAGATACACGTTCATTTTGTGGTGGTGGAGCAGGGATAGATTGAACCTTGTATCTTAAATCATCTGGTTTCAATACAAATGCGGTTCCATTTTCTTCAAAAAACATATTGTTTTCTTCTAAAAATGTATCCACCATTTGATACCTCATTGCTATGAATTGGCAACCATTGTTTCGCATAATAAGCGAATTTGGATTTGGCGGACTCGCTCCTTTATCCGGAACCCCTATCGTCATATTAACTTTGTTATGGTTTATCAATTCATTCATATCCGGTGTGTAAACGATTTCATAGTTAGTTAATCCTCTTAAAATAGCCGATTTACTAACTATATTTACAAATTCATTAAATTTTGTTTCCAAAAAAGTTTTATTTGTTCCGTCCACCATTATAATAACCTTACCTGCCAATTCATTTAATGGAACAGTTGCTAAATTTTTTTTAGAGTAACTATAATTTGGTCCCAATATTCGACTTGTGTTACTATTAAAGTTTTCGATTAGTTCGGTTAGCTTTTCGAACATCTTTTTATTTGTTGATTTTACACGAAGGTGTATAAATAACGGGTCTGCTGGATTCGGAGCAGTCGACAATGTAAACGCATAATTGCTAATCACATTTAAAACTTCACCAAAGGTTACGTAGTTGAATGTCTCTTTTACACAGTAGTTGTCATTTGTTGAAGTGGCTACAACGGGTTCATCATCGATAGAATATATTTCAAAATCTAATGCTCTTACACCTTGCTTTAATAAACTTTTAACAACACAGGTATCGACGTAATCATTTTTATATTCCCCACCAGAGCAGGCGTTATATGCGGTTTTAATATAATAATCTCTTAAAGGCTGTTGAAAAAATGTGTTGCTTGTATTAATAGACGAGATTTTGCCATTTATTTTACCATACATTGAATCCATGAAGGAACAATCTCTAGCTCTAAGACCATTTGAAAAAATAGTTCCGGTATAATAGAAATACGTTAATATAGCTAATAAGAGAATAATTAGGTTTATAACAGAAAACATAAAAATAGCAGTGGAATCATTCATGTTCTGTAATCTATCTGTAATATTTTTTATTGATATACCAATACCAGCTTCTGACATATTTATAATATATTAACATAATATTTTACAAATACTTTACAAACCGGTATTCAAAAATCTTATAAATGTAAAAATATAAAATATATAAACAATATTGTATTTATTGGTAATAAATAGTTAAAAAAATAATATGTTAATACTATAACATAATAATACAATGGCGGGAGGATTAATGCAACTTGTAAGCCAAGGACAACAAAATATAATTTTAAATGGAAACCCTAGTAAAACATTTTTTAAAAGCGTCTATGCTCAGTATACAAATTTTGCTCTTCAAAAATTCCGAGTAGATTTTGAAGGTTCTAAAACATTGCGTTTATCTGAACCATCTACATATACATTTAAGATACCAAGATACGCGGATTTGTTAATGGATTGTTATTTATCTGTTGTATTGCCTAATATATGGAGTCCTATTTTACCACCTCAAGACCCAAATGATGTTGCTGAACTGAATGACCCTGCTAATGCGGGGGCACGTGTCAATGCGTATCCAAATGCGTATTTTACGGAAGCGCTAGCTGGTCCAGAGCCTTCTATACGTGGTAGAACCATATACATCCCTTTAAACAACTGGTTCGGATTAAAGTCGCAAATGGCGTTTCCATTAACATCATTACAGTATAATGAACTACATATAAATATTACGCTAAGACCTATTAATCAACTATTTCAAATTCGTGATGTATTTGACTCTGTAAATAATTATCCGTATGTTGCTCCTAATTTTAATTTGTGGTATATGCAGTTTTATAGGTTTTTACAACCGCCACCAGATGTTAGTATTGGAATTGATTCTTATTCCGATTTGAGAACATTATGGAACGCAGATGTTCATTTAAATTGTACATATGGCTTTTTGTCGAATGATGAAGAGAGACAATTTGCTTTACAAGAACAAAAATATTTGATTAAACAGGTTCGTGAAAGAATATTTTATGATGTGACTGGTCCTAATAAGGTAAGTCTAGAATCCATTGGTATGGTTTCAAATTGGATGTTTTATTTCCAAAGAAGTGATGCGAATTTACGTAACGAGTGGTCGAATTATACAAACTGGCCGTATGGATATGTTCCCAACGATGTCATTCCTGCTCCCATTGATGGAACATACCTTGTGTATAGAGACGATGGTTCAGGTGTGTTGGTTCCCGTATATATCGGTCCCGGTGTAAATCCTAATGGTCAATTAACTGGGTTGGATATTACTCCCGTATACAGTCCAGAAAATGATAAATACATTTTAATAAGCATGGGAGTTTTATTAGACGGTTCCTATAGAGAAAATATTCAGCCATCGGGTGTATTCAATTATATTGAAAAATACATAAGAACCAGCGGAAATGCTCCAGAAGGATTGTATTGTTACAATTTTGCTATAAATTCAAATAATATGGAATTACAACCATCTGGCGCAATAAATATGAGTATTTTTAATTTAATAGAATTAGAGTTTACAACGATTATTCCGCCATTGGACCCATTGGCCCAAAGTTTGGTTATTTGTAATCCAGCAACCGGCGAGCCTATTGGTGTAAACAAGCCAACGTGGAGAATTTATGATTACAATTTTAACTTGACTCTATTTGAAGAGAGAATCAATCAAGTTGTTTTTATTGGTGGCAATTGCGGATTGGCGTATGCTACTTAATAAAATGTTGTTTTATTACGATATTTTCATATATTTTATTTTTATTATATTTGTTACACGATAATTCTGTAACAAATATATTTTTAAATTTGTATTTCATATTTTTATTTAGTTTCTGAAAAGATGAAAATATTTTTTCAAAAAGTAAATTTGGTTTTGAAAAATGGACATTTTTAAAATGTCCAAAAATGAAAACCTAAAAGACTTTTCCAAAAACCAGTTATAAAAAAATCACTTATTACCATAATGGTTTAAATAGCAAAATAATAATTCCAAATTTGTTACTGAAAAATATATTTGGAAATTTTAATAAAAAAAACTATGCGATTTTCTGTTGTCAATATATAGCGTAAATGACAACAGAAAATCGCAAAAAAAACGCAAAAATATTTTTATGCGAAAAATGTGACTATAATACGTCTAATAAATATGATTATAACAGACATTTGTCAACCGTAAAACACAAAAACAACGAAATGACAACAGAAACGAGCACAATAAATAAATTACAATGTAAAAATTGTTACAAGTTTTTTAATGACAGAGCTGGATTATGGAGACACAATAAAAAATGCTCCAATGAAAATATTACCAATATTTTAGATAGTGAACAAAAACACCAACAGTTGTTTGAATATTTATTAAAAGAAAATTCTGAGTTTAGACAACTTATGATAGACCAGAATAAACAAATGTTAGAACAGAACAAACATATGATGGAAATTGCTAAGAATTCTGGTAACAATAATAACAACAATTTCAACCTAAATTTCTTTTTAAACGAAACCTGTAAAAACGCAATGAATATTATGGATTTTGTTAGTCAGTTACAAGTAGGTATCAAGGAACTAGAAGATACTGGGAGGCTTGGGTTTGCCGAAGGTATTTCCAAGATATTTATTAATGGATTAAAACAAATAGATGTTAGTGATAGACCAATACATTGTTCTGATTCTAAAAGAGAAGTTGTTTATATCAAAGATAAGAATCAATGGTCAAAAGAAACCGAAGAAAAACTTATTTTAACAAATGCGATTAAACAAGTAGCGCATAAAAATATGAAACAGATTAGTGAATGGACTAAAACCCATCCTGAATTTAATGATTCTACCTCAAAACAGAATGATAAATATTTAAAGATTGTTTGTGAATCAATGTCTGGGTCATCCCAAGAAGAAGCAAACAAAAACTATAACAAAATTATTAAAAATATTGTCAAGGAAACAATTATCGATAAATAATTAGAGAAATGTTCAAATGTGTAAAATTTGATATTTATAATATATTATGAAAAAACAAAATACTGCTTTTTATCCTGGTGCTGGATTTGATATTTTTATTCCAATTAAATATCCTGATATAAAGTTTTTTTTATATTTCGATTCTCTACCACATTCATCATTTGGAGATATTTGTTTTGAAGGGTCTTATAATCCTAATTTTATTGAACAATTGAAAGAAATTATGGAAACAAATGGGTTTAAGCACGAAAATACGGAAGGTGATATTTATATTTTTAATAATAAAGAACGGGGACAAATGATTCACTATGAGACAAATTCAGTATTTCCTCGTGATATAAAAGAACGTCATTATGAATGCGAAACCCTCGTGTTATGTGGTTTTGATTATCAGCAACATAATTTTATTAATAGTTATTCTAATATTATTACAAACAATATTACATACCATGATTTATTGGATGAAAAAATATTATTATCAAAAAATGTTTCTACAATGATTATTAATGATGAATGGGAATATTGGGTAATAAAAAATTATTCAATAAATAATATTGAAAAATTTGTTACAATAGAAAACAGTTTTATTACGTATAATGAAAGACTCTGTAACTGATGTGTATATTTGAAAATATTTTTCAATATTTAACATCATATATTTTTTATATTTTTTTATTTTGTTTTCCAAAAATCACTTGTCATCATTATGGTTTAGTTACCAAAATAATAATTCTAAAAGTGTTATGATAAACGTTTTTTTGGACCGAATAAATAATATATATTGTTTTTAACTTAAAGCCCTTTAAGTATCCATTTAATATATATTATTTCTAATTGGTGTGAGACCCTGGGTTAAATAGTGGCATTCGATGGCGTCGGTCCCACATCATAAAATGCTCCCGTCATAGTTACAGTTAATGGATATTCTGGCTCTATTTTTTTCTCAAATGGCGTCATTTTTGGCAACTTTTTATAAGCTAGTTTTAAACC